AGTTATATTAATTGAAAAAATTGTTGATTTCCTAAACAACCATGTTCATCCTCACGCTAATATGGTACCGGATGAAGCAACCCAAGGTTCTAAAACAACTAAGACTAGTATTAATCAATTACTAGCAAATGTAAATAATACTGTTCTAAATCAAAATATTCGTATAAACTAAATATTTATTGTTAAAAGATATATGTCGATTAACAATTCATATTTTAGTAAAAATAATACAATCATATCAAATAGTTTAACTAATACCGGGAGAAACCCTGTTACAGAATTATTCTATGGTTCGTTGGCCACTTCACAATACCCAAATGGGTTTAGTCGTTTCATTTTTGATTTAGATACATCTCTTCTTCAAGAAAAAGTATCTGATGGAACAATATCAACAACTTGTTCTGATACTATGAGACATACGTTAAGAATGGTTAATACTTCAACATTTAATATTGAAGAACTAAACACAACAACATCTCAAGGTAGATTAAGAGCGACATCGTTTGATTTAGTATTGTTTAGAATACCAAACAATCAAAAATGGGATGAAGGTGTTGGTTACGACTTTGCAGATTTAATATACGATTATAGTAATTCAGATAAAAATTTCTCAACAAGACCATCAAATTGGGTTCAAACAACAACATTAAGTGGTTGGACTGAACCGGGTATTTATAATAACAAAAATATCGGACCTATCCCTTATAGTGGATTAACTCCTGTCGATACCCAACACTTTCAATTTGGAAACGAAAACATTTCATTTGATATGACAAATGAAATTAACGATATAATTTTAAATGGTTTAACAGGAATAACAGGATGGGTTATAGGTTATTTACCACAAATCGAAAACCTAACAGGATTAACTGAGAATTATGAGGTTCAATTTTTTACTAGACACACACAAACATTCTACGAACCATTTTTAGAAACAAACTATAATGACATTATTCAAGATGATAGAAACACATTTTCGTTAGGTAAAGTTAATAAATTATATCTATATCTATATGAAGATGGTAGTCCAATTAATTTAGATTCATTACCAACAGTTACAATTTCTGACTCAAATGGTTCTACTATAAACTCTTTAACACCAACCTTAGAAATCTGTCAAAGAACAAAAGGTGTGTATGAAGTAACTATTCCACCATTATTAGGGTATAAAACTCCTTGTTCGTTTTACGATGTGTGGAGTGATTTATCAATAAATGGGTTCTCAATTCCGGACATCACAAATACTTTTACATTATACCCATTTAAAAAATCATTTCAAATTGGAACAACAACTCAAGACCCAAAAGTTTATGGGTTTGATTTTTACGGTATTAAACAAGATGAAAAAATATATAATACAGATATTAGAAAAGTTGGGGTTGTTATTAAACAAGCTTACACAACAAGTAAAATACAACCAAATGTGGAAGCACATTACAGAGTATATGTTAGAGAAGGTCAAACAGAAGTTCAAGTTCAAGATTGGACAAAAATAAATAGAACACCAAATGAATACTATTTTATGTTTGATACTCGAGATAAAATTCCAAACGAATACTATATAGATTTAAAAGTAATTAGTAGTGGGGAAATAAATACATATAAAAAACAAATCAAATTCCAAATAGTAAATCTAAAATATTTGGAATAATCAGATATTTATAAATAAAAAATTATGGCAAATAGATATTTTACAGGAACAACTTGTGGTTTAAGTGGTGTTATAACATTCATAGCTAATGACACAATTATTGCGGCAAACGCACTTAATAAAATTTATCAATTAGGTGATGGTACCTGTATAACATTAACCGCTTCCGGGGCTACAACAACTATAAATTCAACTAAAGGTGTTTTTTACGGACCATACTCGTCTTGTACTGAATGTATAACACCTGTTAATAGTGCTGGTGTAACATCAATTAATTGTGTTGATTGTGGTACAGGTACGGTGACTGCTTCGACAATGCCTCACGCGGTATATACTAACGCACAAAATAGAGCTATTTCACAAAATAATGCGGTTACTATTGGTGGTCCTAATGGTTTGAATAATTAAACAAAAAAATTAATTTCTCTTTTTTTTGTATTTTATTTTTTTATTCAATAATTTTTTATATCTTTGTCGAATAAATCAATAAGATTATGATAAAGTATATTAAACGAAAACTGAAACGTAGAGCTGTTAAAAAACAACTTCTTAAACTACAAAACATTTACGACTACAACGACCCAGGTACTTTAGCAGATATTAATACCTGTAAATTCTTATGTAGAAGTACTATCAAACATACTAATACAATATTTGAAATTACACCAATTTCGGATGAGAGAATAATCGAGAATAAGAAATTAGGGTTGTTTATTATTTTAGACAATAAAAAAATTACCGTAATCAATCACATATGTTATTACAGTAATATCCCAATGTCGGATAGAGATTGGAAAAAAATGACCTCCATGTTTGATAATAAAGTTCAGGAGATTAGAAAAGATAAAATTAAAAGAATGAAATCTCAAGTGGAACATTCTTTAGATAAGTTAAAAAATAAAGTAGTTAATAAATTAAAAACCCCCACTGTAGAGTAGGGGTTTTTTATTTAAAACATATCTTCAAGAGTTTGTAAATGTTTCTTAACTATATCTAAGTCACTAATATCCCCAGAAGACATTCCTCGACTTTTTAATGTTTGTATTTCTTTATGTAAATGTAATGCGAATTGTTTAACCATATTTGACATTGATGGATAATTCTCAATCATAGGGTCTAAATTATAAATAATATGTGGTAATTTTAATACATCCCCAATTTTTTTAACCCAATCCTTACCATATTTATCCGCATCCAATTCCATTTCCCAATAGATTTTAAAAAATTCCTCAAAATCCTCAATATCCCCCATATAAGTGTCTTTTAAATCAAACTCACTCATTTGTTGTTCGTGTCTTAATTCGTGAAATAATATATAAATAAAAGTTGCAAAATTAGGGAAACTCTCCGGAGAACATAATATAATTGCCTTATTTGTTCTAACACCTCTAAACCCTGTATTACAAGAATTAATTATTTTCACAACATATCCTTTTTCCTGAACAAAATCTTTTATCTTATCCGCAATTAAATCATACTCCTTATGATAAACTGAAGGAATATTTTTTTTAAACGTATTAATAACTCTCTCATAATTTGAGGTCGTTTTTGGTTCATTTGGGATAATATCTTCTAAAATGGTATCTTTGGTTATCTTAAACCATTCTGTTACAATGGGGACAATCTTTAACCCTTTCTTACCGGGATTCTGATTAATGTTGTTACCATCTTCATCACTATTAGTTGAATTTGGGTGGTTTGTCAGATAATTGGTTATCTTTTTCGCCTTACCTTCAATCTTTTTAATTTGTTTCTTTGTTTCGTCCATTGAACCATCATAACTATCATACTCTAATTTCGGACTATCATATTTAGATACATCAATAGTAAAAGGACCCATATCAGACTTTTTAAATTTTCTAATACCCATCTGCATTGGAGCAATATAAGAACCTCTCCCACCACCGTCACTAGTTGCCTCCTTAATCTGTATTTTGTTATTTTTATCCATATACTTATAAATATACAAAAATTTAATTATGGAACAACAACCTGAACTATTTGGTAAATTATTTGAATCAATTCCAATACATTCCGACGAACACATAGACGTGATTCTTAACACTATGACAAAAGACCACGCAATCTATTACCTAACTCAAGCAGTAAAATACGCGTACCAAGCCGGAATATATTCAATTGGTGAATGTGAAGTCATATCAAAATCAATTAGAGTAACCTCTAAAAAAGAAAAAGAGACCGAATAGAGTCTCTTTTTTTTATTATAATTCTAGTTTGTATTTGAATAACCCACAATCCCATATCTTGTCATATCCAAGTTCCGAAGTAAGTTCTTTTTCTGTTTTACTATAATCCAAATCCGGAAATCTTTTTTTAAGATTATTTTTTCCAAACCCAAATTTATGAAATCTTTTATACCGACTAACTTTAGAGTTATAGTAATAATAGTTTGGTTTTGTTATTGAAAATAATTTAAATCCTAAATTAGTATATAAATTATTTTCCGGGTCAATGGTCCATCTTCTATCAGCAAAACTAATAATTGACTTCGGGTTGTACTCCTTAACAAAATGTTTAATAAACTTAGACGCTAACCCTCTAATCACATAGTTTTGTTTTGTTGCGTATCTACTCAATTCAAACTCCCCATCGTTATTTTTAGTCATATTTCTATGACTGTTAAATGTTACAACACCAACCAATTCTTCTCCATAATAAGCCCCATAATAAATATCAGATTTGTCAGTTCCCTGAATATGGTTATTTTTTAAAAAAAATGTTTTGTCCTCTAAATTTATTTTTTTAATGATAACATTTCTACCACCAATTTTAATACCATCATTCACATTTAATAGATGTTTTAATTTTGACTTAACTAATTGATTGTTCACCATCCACTCATCTTCAAAAATATGTATTAATCGATACCCAATTTGATTACACTCAATAGTTTTATTTAAGTGGTATGTTGAGGTTTTACCCATATTTTCTGTGTGAAAATATAATCCATCGTACTCAATACATATATTTGTATCGTCAATAATTAAATCAATTTCCTTACCATCCAATAATTTACGATTTTTACCTTTACCGACATTAAATCCAAGACTTTCAATAAATTCTTTAACTTCTGTTTCACCTTTTGATGTCCAAGTTGGTACCATATTAACATTTGTTAATTTTGCTAAATCACTTAAACCCTCAGAAACTGACGTTGACACTATTTTTTCATTGGGGTATTTTAATTTATAATCTAATGTTGTAATATTATGTTTATTTTTTAAGTGAGTATTTGAAATACTTTTCATTTTTTCTCCACATATTTTACAAATAACATAATTTTTAATCTTAGATAAAAATTTGGTTACTTCTATTTTTTTTATATGATTGGGGTGATAGATAATATCGTCGGGAAATGTTGTTAAGTAATCTTCCATTATTATTCCGTGGGACAGATTAATGTGATTCTCAAAACAACCTGTTTTATTTGAAATATCTATTGTTTCCCACTCACATAACTTACATTTTCTTGTCGGTAAAATCTCAACCTCAACTATGTTGAAGTATTCCTCAAACCATTTTTTTTTATTTATTAATTCGTATTTTTTTCTTTGGTAAGTATTACTTGGAATCCAAACATCCCCGTATAAATTAATAATGTGTTTGGTTAATTTACCTGATAAATTGTTGGGGTCTTTAATGACTACGTTAGTTCTCTTACATTGAGCAATTAATTCGTGAGTATCTGAATTAACATATAATTTTGTTTTAGACGATTCTATTTCCGAACTATTACCTATTTGAGTTTGTCCTCCCTTTTTATTGATTACTATATTATTTTCGGATAATATGTGACTAATTTTTTTATGACCAACTTTAAATTTTTCCGCCAATTTATGTGTACTAGGAATTTCCGTTTGATATAGTTCAATAATCTTAATTTTATCTTCGGGAGTTAGTTTAGTTTTCATAGTGTTATCTTTTATATAAATATAACCATAATAACCCAAAAGTCAAATTATAACCCATTTATTTTTAACCCATTTTATAAATAAAAAAAAGGGACATATAGTCCCTTTTTCTTTTTTATAATAAAAGTATTGATTATCTCAACTCTCTTAAGTCAAATGTTCTTACACCATCAACAGTGATACGACCATAGAAACGGTTATTTACCATTTTTTTCGCGTATCTTGTCATAATTCCTTTAATTGGTGTGAAATTAAAAGGGTTATACATTGTTGGTGTTAATTGTAATGGTACATACGGTGCGTAGATGTATCCTGTGTCTAACAATGATGTTCCTTTGTGTCCTACTAACACTGTGTTAGCTGGGAAGTAAGGGTCACGGTAAACTTGGTAACGTCCCGCTAATGTTCCAACTCTTTCAATACCCATGTTGTATTGGTCTTGTTCTGGAGATGCGTTAGATACGTGGAAGTACTCTAAATCGTCAAAGATAGCAGAGATTTCAGAAGAAACAACAATCCAGTTAGCACCACCTCTTAAAGTAGATTTGTGGATTTGAGCAGATAATTGGTTAATCGCAGTGATTAACGTTTGGTTCCAATCTTTTTGAGTGTAGTTAGTTGTGTTAGAAATTCTTCTCCATCCGTTGTAATCCCATCTCAAAGTCCAAGCAGCACCTTTACGTAAATCTCTTAAGATTTCACGGTCGATTTCAGCCGCAACTTGTTCAGATAATAAAGCTGTTAATTCAGCTTCAGCATCGATGTTGTGGAAAGCCGCAACGTCTTGAGCTAACTCAGGAGACCATTGTGCTCTTAATTTTCTTTCAGTAACAGAAACTGTAACAGAATCTAAGTCGAAAGAAACCTCACCGATTTTATCTTCAAATTCTAATTCTTCGTAACGTCTGAAAGCCGCTTGAATGTTAGTTGTAATCGCAGTACCACTCCAGTTAGCAGCTGTTAACGTTGCTCCTGAATATCCATCAGGTGTAGATTGACCACAAGATACACATACTGGTACTTGAGTATCAACTTCTAAATAGATAACACCTTGTGCAGAACAAACGTCTTTGAAAGAACCTCCATTACCGTTAGTCGGCCAAGAAGTAGTAGTTGTTGAACCGTATTGAACGATACCTTGACCATATTTCTGAGTAACAACTCTAAATAATAATGGTGTAAATGTTGAAGTACCTAATTGAGTCGCAACTGTTGCGTTAGCTGTAAATAATTTAAGACCTGATAAAAATTCTTCAGTATCCATTTCTTGACCATTAGGTCCGATTAATTTACCATCACCTGTGTTAGAGAAACCTGTCATAGCAATCAAGATTTTTCTGTTTTCACCACTGTAAGCTGTAGATACTAACGCTCCGTTAGACCATTGTACTGTAGCACAAGTGGCTGTAATAGCCGACCATTTACCTTTTGAATAATCGAATAAACCATCAGGGTCTAAACCTGGTTCAGTTCCTTCGTAGAATAAATCATAAAGATTTTTTTGGTAAGCTCCTGAAGAATCTCCATAACCTTGATTTCTGTCCGTAGGGTTATAATTACCCGGAGAACCGATTGGTGCGTAGTGGTCACCTGACATATTTGCAGTTCCACCTGTATATCCTTGGATTTTTGGTACAAAGAAGAATAATTTACCGATTGGTAAATTCATAGCTTGTACAGATACGATTTCATTCGCTAATAATTTAGAGAATACTCTTCTTACGATTGGGAAAACAACAGTTTCGAACGCTCCGTTAGAACCTTCACCTGTAGCTTCGTTTATCAAGAAAGACGCTTGGTTCTCATATAACTGAGCTACGTTTTCTCTCATATGTCCTTTAAGACCTTCTAGGAATCCTAATTTATCCCATTTGTTGATTGTGTCTTCTTTAATAACTTTAAGGTGTTTTA